TTAATTTCTTTTAATAAATGAAATCCCTAGAATATTTTCTGAAAATATAGTTATTGATTCAAGTTTTATGGAGTTATTTCCATTATGAATGGTAACATTTTTTAAAACAAGAGTATCATCTGTTTCTAGGGGTTCATAAAGAAGAAATTCATCTCTGCTAATTTCTTTAGCTTCTAATTGTTTAAGTTTTTTTTCCAAATCTTTTTCTAAAAAATTTAGATAATCTGTCATTATAAGGTTATGATCACAAATAAAATAAGCGAGTCTTAAATTTTTAGTATCTTCAGTATGTAGGCTAAATGACGGTTTTCCAGAAATAAGACCACTTTGGGTTAATACAGCTATATCATAACTTAAATTATCATTTACATTATAATCATCGTATTTTTGCAAAGTTTCATAATAAAATTTGACTAAAGCTAATTTTTTAGAAATATCATATTTCATAAAAGTACCTCCCAAAGTTTTAATTAAATTATAACTTTTAAGAGGAAAAAAATCAATAAAGGGGGAATGCTTATAGAAAACTTTAACATTTGAATGATAATAAAAAACAAATTGAAAGGAGGAATAATGGAAGAGAATAGAGATCTAATAGAATTTAATGGTACACAAGTAAAAGTGCTTATAAAGAACAATACAATTGAAATAGAAATGAGTGAATTAGCAAAAGCTATTGGTTTTGAAGATGTTAGAGGAGTACACAACATAGTAGATAGAAACCCTGAACTAAAAAATAAAGAATTTTCTTATTTAAAAAAAGTAGATAGTATTGAAAATGGGATTATTAAGAAAAGAGAAAAAAGAGTTTTTACAGAAGATGGCTTATATGAAGTCTCAATGTTAGCAAATACTGAAATTTCTAAAAAGTTTAGAAGAAGAATAAGAGAAATAATGAAGCAATTAAGAACTGGGAATTTAATTCTACAAACTCCTGGAATTCAAAAGCAACAACTTCAACTTGATGAAATGATTGATTTAATAAAGTCAAGAGATGAAGAAATTAAAAGCTTTTTAGAAATGTTTGAACAAATTAGAAATTCAATAGAAGATATAAAACTTATGAAAACAAATATGGACATAATAATAAAATCACAAGATGAAATGGCTGAAGCAATTAATAGTTTAATAGATGAGGTATATGGAAAGGATGATGAAGAATAATAACGATTTTGACATACTAAATTTAAAAACAGAATTAAGTTTCAGAGGATATAGTGAAGCAACAAAAAAGCTATATGTTCAAACAGTTACAAATTTTCTAAATGAAGTGAATAAAGAAGCTATTGATATAAAAAGAGAGGATGTGGTTAGATACTTAGATATTAATTTAAAAACCGTTAGTAAAAATACAAGAGGTGTCTATTTAAATGCTTTAGAATTCTTTTTTGAAGAAGTTTTAGGTTTAGACATTACAGCAAGTATTAAAAATTATAAAAGAGAATTTTTACCAAAAATTTTTATAAGTTTAAATGACTTTAATATATTAGAAGCTTCAGTAGCTGGAAAAGTGAGGTTGATGTATTTAATAATAAGAGAAGCAGGTTTAAATCTAGGACAATTAGTAAATCTAAGACTTAATGATATTAATTTTGAAAATAACACATTAATGGAAAAGAAGGTGAGCAGAGAGTTATTAAGAGAAATTCAAAGACATTGTGATAGAGAAGCGATAAATGAAAGAATATTTAATGTTACCATCTATACTTTAATTAATTGGAATAATGAAGCAACTGAAAAATATTTAGGGCAAAGATACAAAATAGAAGATATTAGACATGGAATTGCATTAGAAGTATTTTTAAAAAAAGGAGATGAGGAAGGAGCTACAAAATATCTAGGAGTTAAGAAAAAAACAAGTATAAGACAATTTTATAAAAGAGCAGGTGTTGATTATAGAAATAAATAGGACTCCCAGCCGACCAAAGTTAGAAGTCCTACAAAAAATAATATATATAAGTATAGCATAAAAGGAGAGCTAATGGAAAGAGAAAAATTTTTAAGAGGAATGTTAGATCATTGTTATAAGAACAAAGAAACATATAAAACAATGATAGCAAAGATAGAAAAGGAGTTAAAAATTTATGGAGAGTGTAGAAAAGAAGGTTGTAGAGATTAGAAAAAATCTTTTAAGAATAATGGATCTAAAAAAGAAAATGATAGATTGTGAAGTTTCTTGGCTACAAATGATTAGAATGTTAGAACTTACACAATATGAAGCTATAAAATTTAAAAATGGAGAACTTCCTGAAGCAGAAAAAAGGGCTTTAAAAATATTGGAAAATACTCCTAAAAATATAATTGAAAGAGATAGTAAATATAAACTTTTTAGTAAATTTTTACTAGAAAAAGGTATAACTGCAACAGGATTTGCTAAGAAATTAGGAGTTGATATAGATAAAATACACAGAATTTTAAGAGAAATACCAGTAAATCGGGATTATGAAATAGAAAACAAAATTGAAAAAGAAATGGGAGTAAAAATATTTTAAGGAGGCTTTTTATGGATAAATTGTACACAATAAAAGACATAGAAAGACTCTTAGATAGAAGTAGAACAGTAGCTTTAAGATATGCTCAAGAAAAAGGTTGGAAAATACAAAAAATAAAAGTTGGAAAAACTTATAAAAACTTCTACTTAAAGGATGAAGTAGATAAGGATCTAGGATTAGTATTAAAAGAAAAAAAAGTTGCAACAAGAACAAGAGCAAAAAAGGAAGCTAAAAATATAGATGAATTACCTCTTTGGAATCAAAGAGTTGCTAATTCAAGATATATTATATGTTTAGGTTTGCAAGAAGAATATGAACAAGGTTTTGAAAAGAAAGGAGATATAATAGAAAACTTTGTAAAAACAGCAGCTGAAAAATATCCCACACAAATGAAGATACTGAAAAGAATAACAGTTCCTACTTTAAGAAGATGGTTTAAAGTATTTAAAGAAAATAAAGAGAATCCTTTAGCATTAGCTTCATCACATGGAGATAATAAAGGAATTAGAAGAGTAGATCCAGAAGTCTTAGAACTAGCAAAGCAGTTATATTTTAATAAAAATAAGCCACAAATAACAGTAGTATGGCAAAAAATTACTGAGTTTTATGGAAAAATTGTTATAAGTTATGGAACTCTTAGAAACTTCTTAAATAATGATGTAAACATTATAGAAAAAAATAAGGCGAGAATGGGTACTAAAGAGTTTAAAGATAAACATACTCCACATATAGTTAGAGATTTACATGATGTAAAAGCTGGGGATGTATGGTTGAGTGATGGACATGATTTAGATGTTATTTGCTATACAGGAAGAAAGAAAAGTAATGGAGAGAGAGAAACAGCAAGACCAGTTTTAGTAGTTTGGCAAGACTTAAAAAGTAGAATGATTGTAGGGTGGAATATATCTTATACAGAAACAACTGAAAGCATAGCAATTGCATTAAAAAGAAGTATAGAAAATTATGGTATTCCTGGAGCAATTTATTCTGACAACGGAAAAGCATATAAAAGTAAAGTTTTAAAGGGAGATGATGAAAAAGAACTAGAAGGGATATATGCTGGACTTGGAATACATGTAACACATGCTTTACCATACAATGCTCAGGCTAAGGAAATTGAAAGATATTTTAGAGATTTTATAGCTATGTAGGAGAAAATGCAGTAGCAAGACCTGAACATATGAAAAGTTTCGCTGGAAAAAAATTAGCTGTTGGGTTAATTCCAGAGCAACAAGAAGTTGAAGCTGAAATTGAAAGTTATATAAAAGAAAAAAATCACTTATTTTATGCAATAAGAAGAGCTGGAGGATTAAAGGCGCATAGAGGGAGAGGAATGGAAAATCGTACTCCTTTAGAAGTTTTTAATGAAGAATATCCAGTTGAAAGTAGAAAAATGGTGTCCGAAGAAAAATTAAGACTATTATTTTTGTACGAGGATATTCGTACAGTACAACAAAATGGAATTATGTTTATGGGCTACACTTATGAGCATGAACAATTGTATTTTCATCAAACTGAAAAGGTCAAAATAAAATATGATCCTCATGATTTACAAAGTCTTTATGTATATTTAGAAACAGGTGAATTTTTGTGTAAAGCTAATAAACTTCAAGAAGCTGGATTTAACGACATTACTGCTATAAAAAGACATAAAAATAGACTTAAAAAGATTAATAGTTTAAGTTCACAAATATTAGGTATTAGAGAAAAAATAAGAGATGATAGTGGAGTAATTGAATTGAAAGAGAGTGAAAATATTATAGAAGCAGAAGCTATTGAAGATAAGACAAGCAAAGAAACTAAAAAGAAGGTTTATATTGATAAAGATTTATATGTAGAAATAGAATGAAAGGAGCAATAACATGGAGAATAGAGATAGAGAAATAATAAGTGAATTAGAGAGATTTGCTGAAGAAAGAAAAATAAGTTTCAGTAAGATAGCAAAAAATGTAGGAATTGGAAGTAGTACACTATCAGAATATAAGAAAGGAACTTATGTTGGAGATGTTGAAGCAATAAGAGAAAAAATAGTAGATTTCTTAAAAAGACATCAGCAAAAAATGAGAAGAATAGATTTTACAGCTGATACAGAAGTAAAAAATAAAATATTTTATGCAGCTAATATTATAAAAAAGTATGTGGCTTCAAATGCAGTTGAACAAATAGTGGAATCAGCAAAAATTGCTTATATTTTTGGAAGAGCAGGGATAGGAAAAACTCATGCACTAATGGAATGGACAAAACAATATAAAGGGAGAGGAGTGTTTATAACAGCTGAAAATGGGATATCAGCAGTTGGCTTAATCAAGAAAATAGCAAGAGAATTAAAGATAGATTATTCAGGTTCAGCTGATACAGTGAAAGAAAGAATCAAGGATGCTATTAGATTTACTGAAACAATAATAATCATTGATGAAGGTGAACATTTGAAACCAGCGATAATAGATATAGTGAGAAGTATTGGAGATCAGACAGGAGCTGGAATAATAATAGCTGGTACAGAAGCATTAAAATCTAAAATATATTCACAAAGAAAAGAATATGAATATCTATATTCTAGGGCAGTTGTAAATATGAGTTTAAGAGATTTAAAAATTGATGATATAGCTAAAATAGTTAGAAATTTCTTAAAAAATGAAGTTGATTTATATACAGAAGCTGAATTAACAAAGTTATTTAGTTTAATAAATATGACTGTAAAAGGTTCAGCAAGACAACTATCTAACTTGTTAAGTTTGGCAAGTGATATTGCAAATCAAAACATGAGTTTAAAAATCACAGAAGATTCTATAAAAGCAGCGATTACAATGCTAGTTATTAGTTAGGGAGGGATAATAATGAAAGATTTTACATTAACAGAAGTAGCAAAACAAGAACTTATAAAAGAATATGGAGAAAAAGCAGTAATAGTTGATGAGGAGCTTAACCAATTGGCTAAGCTATTAGTTAAGAGAAAAGATTATATAAAAGCTTTTAATAATGGAAATTATAAAGCAAAAGAAAGATATTTTGAACTCATGAAAGAGTCAAAAAAAATTATGAATAAAATTAATAAAAAAATTTAATTTAAGGTAGTGTTAATTGAAATAGTGTTATTTTGAAAGTATTCAAATAGCTTTCGAAGGAGGTTTTTAATGAGTACATGGACTTTAATATGGTTATCAATATCTTTACTTGTGGCGGGATTCAACATAGGTTACGACTGTAGACATAAAAAATTATTTTTTAATAGAAAATACAAATACTGGATATGTTGTTATTATTGCGTAGATGGCGTTGGATCTATAGGAGGATGGGCATTTACTTTTAATTCAAAAATGACTAGCACACAATTAAAAACTTTTAGAGAACAACAAATTGAAAATTTAAAGAATGAGTTTAAGACAACAGATGTGAGATTTGTTATCATAGATTTCAAAAGATTAAAGGATTAAATATGGAAATTAAAGATTTATATATAATTGATGGAATAGTTTATCTATATAAGTATAATAACGGAGTTTATGCAGTATTAGAAGATATACTGACAGGTTATGAAGAGTTTGTAAGATTGGAGGAACTGAAACAATATGAGTATAAAAATTTATTGTGAACATTGCGGAGCTGAGATAAAAGATGGAGATAAATTTTATGAAACATTTCCTAAGAAGTTCTATTGCCAAAATTGTGTTGAAGAAAAAACTTTAACATATTATTCTGTTGGTTCTGAACCAGTTGGAACAGATGAAGAAATAGGAGTTTATTACAATTATAATCAATTAAAAGAAGAAATTGAACATAAGATAAAATGGTGTGATGAATGGATAGAAGTATATCAAAACGATAATACAGAAGCTGGTAAATTTACATTAGAGTTTTATAAAGAAAAAAAGAGATTATTTCAAGAAAGTTTAAAAGAATACTTTGGATAGGAGGCAATTATGGATTTTAATAGTTTAACAGCAGAAGAAAAAGAAAAAATTAGAAAGGAAATTTTAGAGGAAGAAAAGCAAAAAGAAATGAAAAGAAAGGAAAAAATAAAAGAATATAAAGGGATTGTAGATGAAACAGTAAAAGAAAACTTTACAAAAGTTGAGAAACTTGCTGAAACATTAAAAAATACTAAATTAGAAATTTTTAAAAGTTTTGAAGCAATCTTAGAATTAAAAGAGGAGTTGTATGGAATAAAAGAAACACAAAGAAGTCATACTTTTACAACAAGTGATGGTAATTTATCTATAATAATTGGACATAGAGTAATAGATTCTTTTGATGATACTGTACACAGTGGAATAGCTAAAGTAAAAGATTATATTTCAAAACTAACAACTAATGAGCAACCAGAGTTGGAAAAATTAATAGATTTGCTATTGAAAAAGGATAAAAATGGAAATTTAAAGGCTTCAAGAGTGCTGGAGTTAGAAGCTATTGCAAATGAAAATGGTAACGAAACATTACTTGAAGGAGTAAAAATAATAAAAGAAGCATATAAACCAAGTAAATCAAGTACTTATGTTGAAGCTTATTATAAGGATAAAACAGGGAGAATGATTAGTGTACCTTTATCTATTACAAGTGTAATTGAGGAGAAAAATGGAGAAGATAAAGAACGGACAAATTAAATATATACATATTCTAAAAAATAAATTAAATCTAAAAGATGAAGATTATAGAAATCTTTTAGAGAGTAAATTTAACAAGAAAACATCTAAGGATCTCAGTTCTAAACAAGCTGAGGTTCTTATAAAAATACTTGAAAGATTAATAAATAATTATGCAACTGATAAGCAAAAAAGTAGATTTAACACTTTATACAATAAAGTTTATTATGAAAAAGACAAACAAGACTTTATTGAAGAGTACTTAGGAAAAGGGAAAACAGAGAATAACATGAATATTCAAGAGTGCAGTAAGTTAATTTATATTCTTGAAGAGATACTTGAGTGGCAAGAGAAAAGAAAAAAAATTGGAGGAAGTAGTGAATAAAAAAAATACTAAAAAGTTTTTAAAAAGAATGCTAAATAATTACATAACAATTTTACCTTGTAAATTGACATATATCAGTTTTGATAATGGGGAATATCCAATGTTTACATATGGAAAACCTCTTGGGTTAGGGGGAAATATAATATTAAAACAATTCGTAAGAGGTAAGATAACAGGAAAAGTAAAATCTTTAAAAAGATTTGAATATTGTAAATATCAGGGGTGGAAAATGTTAGTTGCAGTTAAAAATATTGATAAAAATGATTGTTTAAAATTTGGAGAGTGTAAATAATGTGGAAGTGTAAGAAATGTGGAGAAGAAGTAGGAATAAGAATAGGAACTTTATATAAATTAGATTCAAAGAAAGAAACTACTGGGGATGATTTAAGTTTTTATGATAATGAATTTTATGAATGTTCACATTGTCATAATCATTCACATTCAAATTTAGAAGATATAGCTGATTGGGAGGAAGACAATGAAAGAAATTAATATAACAAGACATGCACTTATGAGATATGCTTCAAGAGTTTATAAATATCAAATTATCAATGATAGAACATTTGATATTTGGAAAAAAACAAATGAAGATAAAATAGAAAGATTAGAAACAGATTTAAAAGATGAATTTCAAGGAACTGAGTACATCTGTACAGCAGCTTATGATGCTCATAAAAAAGCAGAATTTTACATCAATAAAGATAAAATGATGACTTATGTAATAGTTGGAGATAACATGGTAACTTGTTATCAAATAAATTATGATCTCAATGATGAAGGAAATAGAGCTATTTTAAATGTATTATTGGATAATTTAAAAAAAGCTAGAATTGATGAAGATAATTTTGAAGATAAGTATTTTAAAGAAAGAGATGACTTAAATAGAGAATTTGAGTTACTTAAAGCTGAAACTGAATTATTAAATTCTAAATTAAAAACTTTAAAAGAAAAACAAGCAAGAGTTGAAGCAAGACAAAATGAAATAGCAGGAGAGCAGGTAGAACTAAGAAATATTATAAAAGTAGCTGAAGAAAAGATAGTGAGAAGTAAACTAGCTTTATAAGGAATAAAAATGGAAAGTAAAGAAGTTTTAAAACTTATAAGAGAAGCAAAAAAAGGGAATAATGAAGCTATTGAAACATTAATTGAAAGGTATTTGAATACTGTTAGAAAGATTAATCATAAGTGGGGGAACACGGATGATGGATTTCAAGAAGGAATACTTGGAATCTATCAAGCAATTAAAACTTATGATGAAAATTACAATACTAAATTTATGACACATCTGTATTTTTATGTAGAAGCTAAAATAAGAAAATATATAGATAAAGAAAGGTATAGAGTACCTCAGTATGTCATAGAGAGCATTAAAAAGGGTGAACAAGAAAGAGTTTATTTTTCAGGAATTGAAGATCTTGAAATTGGAGATGAAAATATAAAAATAGATAATTTAGAAAATAAAGTACTTGTAGAAAATTTACTAAATTGTTGCACAAAGAAAGAAAGGCAAATATTGGATCTCTTATTTTTTAAAGGTTATTCAGGAGAGGAGATAGCTAAAAAACTTGGAATGTCAAGGCAATGGGTTCATAGTATGAAACATAGAGCATTTGAAAAAATTAGAGAGAATATAAGATAAAAGAGAGGTTTAATCCTCTCTTTTTAATTGATTTTCTTTTTTTAAAATTAAATTTTTCAATTCTTCTAAGTCATCTAAAGTAGCATGATTATTAATAAAACTACGGGCTGTTGAACGGTATGATAAGTATTGATTTTTTTTTGGATTTTTCTCTCTATACGATTTATTTGCTTTTTTTTGAGATTCTGATACAGCCATAAAGTCCTCCTTTTACACAAATTTTAAAATAATAGATACTGTAACTGCAATGATTCCTAAAACTAAAATTAATATTTGAATTTTTTCTTTAAACATAGTATAATTGAGTAAGAGATAAGGTACTTGGGGAATTTCTTCCCCTTTCCCTTTGATGTTTTAGAAGAATAACTGGAAGAGTTCTATAATTACTTTAACTATTTCTAATATGGCGAGTATTATTGATAGTGTAATTAAGATTTCTTCGGTTGTTCTTTTTTTCTTTTTCCTACTCACTTTCTCACCTCCTTATGTATTTATTATACACCATAGTATATAAAATGTCAAGCTTTTTTTATTGAAAATTAAAAAATAATATGATATATTTTAATATATTTAATCATTTTATTAAGGGGGATTGTTTATGTTTGGAATATTTGGTGAAAAAGGAATTTGCTCAATTTGTGGAAAAGAAAAAACAAGTAAAAAACTAAGTGATGGTTTTGTATGTAGTAAATGTCTGGATTTATGTGGAAATAATAGAAATACTTTTAAAAAATTACAAGAAACAACAAAAAACGAAATCCTTGAAGAAATTGAAAAAGAAAAACAAGCAAACTTAGATATTGCTAATTTTGTAGAAACAAGAGGAGTAGGAAAATTAATAAAGTTTGATGATAATGCAAAGAAAATAATATTTCCTAAAACATTGTTAAGAAAAGCTAGAATTTATAATTATTCTGAGGTATTAGAATATGAAATTCTTGAAGATGGAAATACTATAACAAAAGGTGGACTTGGAAGTGCAATAGTTGGGGGAGCACTTTTTGGTGGAATAGGAGCAGTTGTTGGAGGACTTACTGGTGGAAAGAAAGTAAAAGAAGTTGTTAAAAGCTTGAAAGTAAAAATTGTCTTAGATAATAAGATAGTCCCAGCTGAATATATTGAGTTATTAACAACTGAATTCAAAAAAGATGGTTTTGTATATAGAGTAGCAAAACAGCAAGCTGAAGATATAGTTGCTATTCTAGCTTCAATTGTTGCTGAAAATGAAAAAAATCAAGCTAATAACTCTAATGTACAAAATACAAATGATCCAATAACAGAAGTAAAAAGATATAAAGAACTTTTAGATAATGGAATTATCACACAAGAAGAATTCGATAAAAAGAAAAAAGAGTTATTGAATTTATAAAAATAAAGTTCTAATATTTCATAGAGAAGGGGGGAGCTAAGGATGTCTAAAAAATATTTGAGTGTTGCTCAAGTAGCTAAAAGATTGGGAGTTAGCACGGAAACAGTTTATAACTACTGTAAAAGAGGACTTTTAGGTGGGCAATATATAAAAAATAATATAAAAGGAACTTGGAAAATTGATTTAGAAAGCCTTGAACTATTAGAAAAAGAAAGTACTTTTAAAAGCTCTCATCAAGTAAAAAAAGAATTGAATTATAGTTTGTTTTGAGAACACTTTATTGGGAGGGAATATGGCAGAAGAAGTTGAAAAAAATGAAATTGAAGAGATTAATTGTGGATATATTGCACCAATTTCTGAAATAGCTGGGTTAAGACCTGAATATTGGAATAAATTAAAAAGTATAATTGGAGAAGTTATTGAAGAATTAAATAATGAATTTGAAAAAAATAAAAAAAGAATAAATTTTAGAATGGTTAGTGATAACAAAGAATCTAATATAATTCAAGAAAGCATCATAAAATCTTTATATTACGATAATATAACTATATGCAATATAAGTTACAACAATGCAAATGTATTATTTGAATTAGGAATGAGAATAGCCTTTAATAAACCTGTAATTATCATATTTGATAGTATTGAAAGATGTCCATTTGATATATCTGGAATAAGATATATTACTTATGATAAAAACTTAGATTATTATGGAATAATTACTTTTAAAAATATATTAAAGGATAGAATAAAAGAAGAGTTAGAAAATAAAGAGAAACTTAATCCTTATTTAAGAGTAATAGCTAATGAACTGATTCTTTTTGAGCCAAAAGCTAAAGAAATGGAAGTTAGTGAAACAGAAAAAATTATTATAGAAAAATTAGCTAAAATAGAAGAACAACTAATTTCTAAAAAGGATGAACCTTTAAATGATTGGGTAGGAATTTTTTCTTATAGGGAAATGGAAGAAGATTTTAATAAAAGTACTTTAATCCAGAATTTATTGAAAGAAGATTACTCAAAATTTTTTAAAGGTGCGAGAGAATATATTTTATTAAAATTTCCTAATGAAGAAGAAAATATAAAATATTTTAGTTATAAAATTCAAGAATACTATAGGCTTTATAATAAATTATCAGAAAAATTTAGAAATGAGTTAGCACATTCAATTTTTACTAATTTTACAACAAATAAATAATAGTGATTTTAAAGCAAGTTTAAACTTGCTTTTTTTATTTTTCCAATTTTTCCAAACATTTATAAAAGAAAAAAGTTATAACAATATAGAAACAAAAATAATGGAGGTGCTTTATGGATTTAGAGTTATTAAAAGCTAAAAAGCTATATGCACAAGGGAAAACAGCAAAAGAAATAGCTAGTGCTCTAAAAAAATCATTAGGCACTATCTATCGTTGGATCAAAGATAACAAGGAAGAATTTGAAGAGGCTAGGAAATTAGCAGGAATGACTTTAGATGATGTGGTTGATTTACTTGATGAAACTCACAAAAAAATATTAATAGAAATCTCTAAAAATCCTCAAGAATTCAAAGATCCAAAAACTGCTGATGCTTTGGTTAAAGTTGCAAGTGTTGTAGAAAAAGTAACAGCAAGAAGCGAAAAGAAAAAAGAACAGGCTAAAAAGGAAATTGAAAGCAATGAAAGAGGTGTGATTATAATTGATGACATCTAATAAAACTGAAAAAAGATTAACAGATTTTATATCAGATAATTTTAAAGATTTATATAAAGCTTGGAAAAATGATGAATATACTAGATATGTTTTAAAAGGTGGTAGAGGGTCAGCAAAATCTTCACATATTGCTATAATCCTTGTTTTAGAGATAATAAAAAGACCTGTTAATTGTATATGTTTTCGTAAAGTTGGAGAAACTTTAAAAAGATCTGTTTATGAGCAGATCAAGTGGGCAATTGATTATCTTGGTGTAGAAGAATATTTTGAATATAGATTGTCTCCCTTAGAAATCATATACAAAGAGAGAGGAAATAAATTTATTTTTGCTGGTGTTGATAAACCAGAAAAAATTAAATCCATTATAACATCAGATTTCCCTATTACATTGTTTTGGTTTGAAGAACTAGCTGAATTTTATAATGAAGATGAAGTTGAAACAGTTATAAAGTCAATATTTCGTGGAAAAATAAAAGATGGCTTAAAGTATAAAGGATTTTTTTCATACAATCCACCTCAATTAAAATTTAATTGGGTTAATAAAAAATATAGTTTCTCAACTATTGAAAAAGGAGTATATGTTCATCATTCTACATATTTGGAGAATAAATATATTTCAGATGAATTTAAGCAAGATGCTGAAGCTTTAAAAGAAAAAAATGAGACAAAATATAGACTTATATATTTAGGAGAGCCTACTGGAAATGGTTTAGTTCCTTTTCCAAATTTAGAAATAAGAGCAATATCAAAATATGAAATTGATACTTTAGATAAATTTAGAAATGGGCTAGATTGGGGATATGGAATAGATCCAGTTGCATTTGTAAGATGGGGATATGATAAGAAAAAAAGAATCATATATGCTTTAGATGAATATTATGGAGTTGAAAGACAAAATAGACATGTTGCAGAATATATATTATCAAAAGATTATGATGAGATTGTAACTTGTGATAGTTCAGAACCTAAGAGCATTGATGAGTTGAGAGAATATGATATTAGAGCAATAGGAGCAAAAAAGGGGAAAGGTTCTGTTGAATACGGAGAAAAGTGGTTAGCTTCTTTAGAAGCAATTATCATAGATCCTATTAGAACTCCTAACATTGCAAGAGAATTTGAAATGATAGATTATGATACTGATAGGGAAGGAAATCCTTTACCAAGATTATGTGATAAGGATAATCATACCATTGATGCAACTAGGTATGCTTTTGAAAATGATATGAAGAAAGGAAAATACATATATGAGTATTAGAGAATGGATGAAAAAATGGTTCTTTAAGGACTGTTCAGTTATGACAGATGATAATGTAAATTTTAATCCATCTGATTATACAGCAAATATAGAATATAAAGCAGCTTTTATGCTTCCAATGTCAAAAAAAATTCAGGCTTGTCAAAATATAACTATGGCAGTTTATAAGAAGACAAAAGATGGAAAAGGAAAAGATTTAGTTAAAGAACATGTGTTAAATGATTTGTTCAATATGATAAATCCTAATACTTCTTTTCAAGATTTTCTTGACTATTTGCTTGTGTGGCTAGAAGGTAGCGATAATGGAGTTCTTTTAGAAGTTATAAAAGGAATCCCTTCTTTAAGACCTGACTTATATGTTCATTCCCCTTCAAATTTTACTGTCTATTTTGAAGGTAGACGAATAAGGGAAATAAGAATAAATAATCCATATAGGTCAATTGTAGGAGATGAGTTAAAAAACTATATGTGGATAAGAAGTCCAAACTACTTGAATATAATAGATGGAGTAAATTCTAGTGGTATAGGAAGTGGATATACAAAGCATAATTCTATGGCTATGTATGGAGCATATAGTGAACAAGCTTGGAAATGGAACTGGAGTCTTGCTAAGAACCTTGGAAAACCAGGAGGAATTTTACAGACTGAGGGAGTTGTAGACAAAGAAGATAGAGAAGAAATAAAAGCAAGATATTCAGCACATTATGGTGGTTCTGACAATGCGGGAAAGCCTATTGTACTTGGTTCTGGATTAAAATACCAAGACACTTCAAGAGCACCGATTGACAGTGATTGGTCTACTGCTGAGCAAAAAGCACATGAAAGAGCAGCATTAGCAAGTGGGGTTCCTGCCGAGCTTGTTGGAGGTGGAGAAAGTACATATCAGAACAGAAAGCAAGCTAAAAAAGAACTCTATCGTGAAGCAGTTATTCCGTTTTTCAACAAATTGAAAAGTTGGTTAAATTATTTATTTTCTGACTATTTAAAAAATGGCGAGTTCATTGATTATGATTTAAGTGGAGCAGATGAACTTAAAGAAGACATTGGAGATGTCATAACAAAACTTGAACCTTTGAAAGATAGATTGACTATAAATGAATATAGAAAAATAATATCTTTATTAACTGATTTAAGTTTAGGAGATGTTGAAGGTGGTGATGTTCTTTTAGTAAATAGTGGAGTAGCAACACTTGATGAAACAATAACGCCAACAACAACCGAAGGAGAGGAAGTTGATGATATTTGAAAAAGGAAGTTAAGAAAATAAGAACTTTAAAACTATTGGAAAAACGATTAACTGCAAGAAATAAAAAAATAATAGATAAAATTTTTAATGAGTTTAAAGAAAAAATTGTAGTTGATAATGCTAGTAAAAATGACTTAAAAATTATTATTGACATAGATTATGAATGGTTAAGAAGAAAAATAAAGAGTGGTTTAGAAACACTATATACTTTTACATTCGAGAGCACTTTAAAAAGCTTTCAAAACATATACAATAAGAAAATTAAAAGTAACACAATGAAAGGAATAAAAGATTATTTCTTAAAAAAATGGAATAAAAAAAATGCTGCAAAGCAAGCAACTAGAATTAGTAAAACGACTCAAATAAAATTAAATAAAATTATTACAACTGGTCAAGAGGAAGGAATAAGTCATAATGAAATGGTTGAAAAAATAGTAAAGGAAGTTAATGGAATGACTGCACAGAGAGCAAGTACAATCGCTCGGACAGAAACAAGTAAATCTATAAATGCAACAAGTTTTGAAACAGCAAAAGGAATAATGAAAGAAAAATGCTGGATTCATGTTGGTGGAAAAAAGATGTATAGAGTTCATCATAAAGCTATTAGTGGAAAATGGGTTGATATTAATTATAAATGGAAGTTACAAAATGGAGTAGAAGCACTCTATCCACATGAAGATGGACTTCCAGCATCAGAAGTTGTTCGTTGTTCTTGCTTAATAATTTTTAGATAAAGGAGATAAAATGCCAAAGAAAAAAAATAAAATGAAATTTTCTGATGAAGTTTTAAACTTTAAGTGTAATCTTGCAGAATTTAAAGAAGATGAAAATTCTAAAGGTAAATTTAAAGGACTTCTAGTTAATATGCAAGGAGATAACACAGCAAAAGGTATTTACAGATTTAAAACTGGAAGTATGAAAAAAAATGATGGTAAAAAATTATTTTTACAATATAACCATGAGGGCTCTCTAATCCCAATTGGAACTTTAATTGGAAAAGAAACCAAGGAAGGGTTTGAAGTAGAAGGAACATTTCACTTGCAGAAAGATGAAAGTGGAGCATATATAAATCTTGAAGCAATGAAAGTTTATTCATTGATGAAGGACTTAGGTGCAGAATTTGAGATGTCTGTTGGTGGAGTTATGACAAAGTATAAAGATTATGTTGAAGATGGAAAATATTATATTGATATTTTAGAATTTGATGCTTATGAAGGAAGTTTAACGCCTAAAGCAGCAGTTCCAGGAAGCAGAGTAACAAGAGTTTTTGGAGAAGAAAATATAGGAGGAAATAGAATGGGAAAAGAGGAATTAATTGCAATATTTACAGGACTTTTAGAAACATTTAAAACAGATTTATTAAAGGCAGGAACAGATGAGGAAATAGCAAAATTGCCTGGTGAATTCTCAAAACTTACAGAACAATTTAATGGGTTAAAAGATAGTTTAGAAAAAGATTTAAAGGAAAATTTTTCTAAGCAAATCAATGAATTGAATGATGTATTAAAAGGATTGAAAGCAGATTTTAAAGCGACTGAAGAAGAAGTGGATGATGCAACTCAATTTAAAGCAATGCTACTAAATGTTAAAGATAATGGTCAAAAAAATGAAATTGTCTTTAATGAAGACAGCAAATTAGAATTTAAAGATATGACAGTTGGAGATGGTAAAACAGGTTCTACAACAGGAAAAGCAATAGTAACAACAACAATAGTAAAAAAGATTTTAGAGAGAATACAAGATTCTAATCCTGTTCTAAAAGATATAACATTTATTACTACTGATGATGCTGGAATAACAATTCCTAGAGAAATAGCTGGTTTACCCGAAGTTGGATGGGTAGGAGAAGTTGAAGAAAGAAAAGATACCGCTGTAACAAAAGTTGAAAATATAACTGTAAATATATTTCAATTATATGCTTTACCTGTTGTTACAAATAAGCTTTTAGCAACAAATTATGTTGGTTATGCAACATTCTTATTAAAGAGAGTAGAATATGCTCTTGGCTTGAAGTTAGCAGATTCTGTTTTTAACGGAAGTGGTACAAATATGCCATTAGGAATTTTAAAAGATACTGCTGTAACAAATCAACAAGAAATTGACACATCTGATGATGCAAAATTTATAGAAAGTATAATAGATATCTATTATTCAATTCCTACTGATGTTGCTAAAGAATCAAACTGGTATATAAGAAGAGAAACATGGCAACAAATTAGTAAATTAAAAAATACTAACAAAGATTTTTACATAACAGATTTAAACACAGGAAATACAAGAACATTAATGTCAAGACCTGTTGAATTAGTAGAGTCAGAAGGTTCTGGATTAAAAACATTAAAAGAAGCAGTTGCAGTAACAGATCCAGTTATGGTTTTTGGAAATGTTAAAGAAGGACTTTTAGGAATAGAAAATCCAAAGATGACTATGAAACTAGAAGATCAAATAACATCAAAAGGGCTAACTAAATATTATATGGAAAAAGGTGTAGGTGTTGGAGTACAACTTCCTGAATATTTTGTAAAAGTAGTGAAAAAAGCCTAATAAAAAAGCTCCTGGTATTTCTATATCAGGAGCTAAAAATAGGAGTAAGCGATGGATAAAGAATTAGGATATGACTTAAATATAGCTAAAAACCTTACAGGAATAGAAGATGAAGAGCTTTTAAAATTTTATATAAATAGTGTGATTCTTAAAATTGAAAGAGTTATAGGTTATAAGCTATTAAAAAGCAAAATAACGAGTTTAGTTGGTGGACTCAATACAAATTACGTATTTCTCCCAGAAAAAGAAATTGAACAGGTTTTGAACGTTAATATGGGCTGTAAAATACTTCCATTTAGTTATATTAACAGAAAGGTAATTTTTGATAAAATAATTTCTAAAAATTCTTATGTTGAAATTCAATATATTGCTGGGTATGATGAAATCCCTTCAGATATTCTTCTTTTTATTTGTTCGATAATTAAAGAGAATATAACAAATGAAGATGGATTAAAATCTTATGCTATAAGAGGAATAAGCTATACTTTTCTCAATAAAATAGAACAGTCAGACAATTTTGTAAGAGGAGTAAGAGATTTATTTGGGGTTGTAGAAATATGACAATTTTAGATATTTGTAAAGAAATTGACTACTTAGCTAATCATAGAGTTGAAATTGGAATTCTAGCTATTGATAGAGAAAAAAAAGGAAAAGAGAATAAAGCTACAATTCTTCAATATGCTATATGGAATGAATTTGGAACTAAATATATTCCTGCTAGACCATTTATGCGTAATGCTTTGGATAATAACAAAGAAGCTATAAGTAAATTAATAAAAAATGCTGTTGCTGATGTTGCAAAAGGAAGCATAAAAGGAAAAGAAGCTCTTATGAGAATTGGTGAAGATATAAGAGGAAAGGTTATAGTAAGTATTGCAACAGCAGGGCAATGGGCTGTAGCAAATGCAAAAAGTACTCTAAGAATAAAAGCTAAAAATGGTCAAGTTAATAATACAAAACCACTTCTTGATAACAGATTTCTAATAAAATCTATCAGGTATCAAATAGTTGATAAGAATGGTTCAAATATCTATTTAAGTGAGTTCAAGGATGTGTAGGGATGGATAATGTTATTTTGTTAAATAAACATAAAAGAAATATAAAGGTTATTTCAAGAAATGGAAGATGGGAAAAAGGAAAATATATAGAAAGTACAGTAGAAAAAGGAATAAAAGGTGTGTATATGCCAGTATCTACGGATACTCTAAAATATTATCCACAAGGTTCAATTACATTAGAAGATAGAGAGTTATTTACAAAAGAGCTATTAAAAAATGAAGATATAGCTCTAATAAATAATGAAGAATTTAAAATAGTTGAATCAACTAATTTTGACTATTTGGCAGATATAAAAATATATCTTTTAAGAAGGAGTACAAAAGATGATTAGTAGGATTATTGATCTCCTAAATAAAATAGGAGATTTTCAAATAATTCCAGCTTATTCAGAGCATAAACCACCTGAAAAGCCTTACTCAACATATTCTATTATTAGCTTAAATAGTAAAGATTTTTTTGGAGAACATGAAAGTAAATATGTAGAAAAAGAGAATATGTATCTTGAAACTACACAATACAGAATGTTAGGAAGAGTACAATTTGATATTTATTGTAATAGTCAAGATGAAACAATTGAAAAAGCTACTAATTTAAGAGAGATTATTCTTTTTAAATTAAGATATGAGTGGAGCAGAATAGGAGTTGGAATTGTAAAACATTCTGAAATAAAGAATCTAAATGAAATTATAAATTCTAAATATGAGTATAGAAGTAGTTTTGACATAGTATTTGAATACATAAAATCAACAAAAGAAAGGGAAGTTACAATTGTAAATGAAATTGAACTAATTGCTAATGAACAAAAGAGGAGGAAGTAAATGAGTAACATATATAGAGAGCCAGTAAAAGTTATTGTGGAGAAAGAAGTAGCATTAACTGTAGCATCTTTGAATAAAGTGTTAATAGTAACTGATGATAAAAATGCTGATTTTAAATACTATAACAATTCTAAAGATGTAGCTACAGACTTTGGGAATAACTCAAAAGTTTACAGACTTGTAGAAGGATTTTTAGGACAAAAAGATGGTGATGGGAATATTCTTAAACCAGATTTTTTTGGAATAGTTGGAGTAGAAATTGCAGAAAAAGCAAAAGCTGGGGAAAAATTAAAGGAGGTTTTAAATGAGAATTTAGATAAAGAATGGTATGCTTTTCTAACAACTTTTGATAGTACAGATACTATTAAAAAGATTAGACCTTTTTTAACTGAAAACAGAAGAATTTACATAACAGAGGTAAAAGCTTATCCAATAGAAGATACAATGAAAAGTGATAGAATTATAGCTTTTTGGTCTCCTAAAATGGATATTGAAGAAAATAGAGAGTATAAAGCCGCTTCTTACGCTGGGGTTGTAATAACAAAAGGAGCAGGTTATAGAGTTTCATTAATTGAATTAGCTGGTGTTACAGCTGATACAGAACTTTCTAAAAAAGTTGAGCTAACTAAAAATAATATAACTTTTCCTGAAAAAAGAACTTCTGAAAATTATATAGTTGCAAATGGAGGAAAAGCTCTTGATGGAACTTATCTTGATGAAACAAGTGCATTAGATTGCATAATTGTAAATATGAATGAAAACCTTGAAAAAGTACTAATAAAAAAAGGTTTTAAGCAAGATGATAGAGGTTATGCACTTATAGAAAAGACTCTTCATAAAGTTATGAAAGAGATGGGAGAGCAAGATCTAATAGCTATAAAAGATGAAAAATATGAATATATAGTTTATCCAGTAACTCAAACAAATACTGAAAGAGAGCAAAGACTTGTTAGACCAAGAGTTTTATTTAGATTGGCAGAATGGGGATATTTTGTAGATTTAACTTTACAAAAAACATTTAAGGACATAGGTGGTAAATAATGGCTAATTTAGTAGATTTAAGTAAAAAAATACTAATATTTAATGGATATACATTAAAAGATATTAGAAAAATAACAATTGCAGCACCTGAGGATAGATATAAAAAATCTGAAAAGTCTCTTACTGGGAAAAGAAGAATTCTATATTCACCTGATCCAAACTTAGATATAACAGTTACAGTTCCTGTTGGGACTGAGGATGAAAAAGTTTTATTGACTGCTTCAGATGCAGTAATAAAAGGAACAGGTTATTTCAGAGATTCTTCTGTTGAAAAGTATAGCAGAGGGGTTTCGATTGAAGAAATGGCAGTTAATAAAGGTGAACTTGTTGGTGATGGTGAATCAGATGAAAGAGAATTTACATTAGTTTGTACAGGAGTAACAGAGGTGATGATTTAATGCAAAATACAGATAAGAAAAAAGATTTTTTAAAATCTTTGGAAGACAAAAAAGTGTCAAATGTGGTATTTAAAACAGAAGGATTAGGTGCACTTGAGTTTGATATAGTGATGACAGGAAAAAATTTTGAAACTACTTCTATTCCTTTTAGAGTTGAGAGAATTTCTACAGACTCATTTCTAAAATTTTTAGATTTAAAAAGTGATATAGAAAGAGCTGAAAAAATTCTATTAAATTTCATAGCATTTCCTGTTGAAGCAAGGGATAAAGAGTATTTTAATTTAGATATGGAAGCAATGACAAATATATCTACATTAATTGTAGACTTTCAACAAACTCCCTTTCTATACATTGAAAGCTTTAGAGAAACAAAGGCAGAATAAACAGAAATTATTTGACATAGCTTTTGAAAGTAAAGTTAATTATTTCAAAAAATCTTTAGAAGAATTATGTATAGAGGAAAGGATGCTTTTAGAAATAGCTTGGAATAATTATGCTGAAAGAAAAAATAAATAAGGAGGAGAAGTTAGATGTTAGAGCAGTTAGCACTAAGTTTTAAAGTTATAGGGAATGGCTTAGAAAGTATGAAAAAAATAGATGTACAACTAAGTACATTAAAAAATAAACTAAGTACATTTCAATCAAAACTTAGTAATTTTAGAAATAAAATAGGCTCTATCTTTAGTCAAATAAAAAATAAACTAACTTCTTCTATGAGTGGAGCTTTTTCAAGAATCAATAATGGTTTGAATAATGTTCGAAGAGGCTTTAAAAGATTTGGAAATTATGCTGTACAACAATTTGAGCGAAGTAAACAAAAAGCCAATGGTTTAATGGGAGTCTTTAAAAAATTATTAGGAATGATTGCAGCAGGAATTACTATAAAAGCTTCAATAGATGGAGCAAGTAGTATGGAACAGTTTAGGAATACATTGGAAACTGTATTAAAAGATCCTGATAAGGCAAGGAAAAAATTAGCCTGGGCAAATAGATTTGCAAATAAAACTCCTTTTGAAAGTCAAGAAGTTGTAGAAGGGATGACTAAGCTCCAGTCTTATGGGATAGAAGGAGACAGAATACTTAAAACTACAAATAGGACTTATCTTGAAATGATAGGAGATATGGCAAGTGGTATGGGAAAAAGCTTTGACCAGGCTATAGAAGCTGTTGCAGATGCTCGGACTGGAGAACTTGAAAGATTAAAAGAATTTGGAATAACTAAAAATATGATAGATGACTTTGGGAAAAGTCAAGGCATAGAGATTTTCAACAATAAAGGGCAAATTAAAGATATGGAATTATTTAATAAGACCCTATTTGAAATGATGAACTCAAGATTTGGTGGAGCAATGGAAAAACAAGCTAAAACTTTCAAAGGAGGACTATCTACAATTAGTGGTGCTTTTAAGTCTGGACTTGCAACTTTAGCAGGAGTTAATGAATTTGGAGATATTGTTGAGAACTCACCTTTCCAAATATTAAAAGATAAAGTAATAATACCTTTTTCTGAACTTTTAGTAAAACTACAAGAAGATGGAACATTCACAAAATGGGCAGAAAATTTAGCAAGTGTTTTTCAAGAATTAATTTCTTGGGGAGAAAAAATAATTAAATTTATAGTAGACTGGAAAGAACTTTTAATTCCATTAGTTTCAGCTCTTGCTGGATTATTTATTATAAATAAAGTAGTTGTTTTGATTGGAGCATTACAAACAGCATTAGCCACTCTTTCTTTTAATCCTGTTATGTTAGGAATAGGAGCAGTAATAGCTATTGGCGTTTTACTATATAGAAACTGGGATTTAATAAAAGAAAAATTAATTTCACTTTGGGATAAGATAAAAGGTTTTGTTAAAATATTCTTATTTTTCTCAGGAATTGGATTAATAATAAAACTAGGGCAATTATTAGTGAAAAATTGGGATTTAATAAAAGCTAAGTTAGCTTCATTATGGGCTAAAATAAAAGCATTTGGTAAAGCATTATGGGATATTGGTAAAAAGATATTTACATGGCTTAGTCCAATAGGGCTAATTATCACAATCGGAAGACTAATAATAGAAAACTGGGATTTAATAAAAGCTAAGTTTTCAGAATTAGGAATTTATCTATATTCAAAGATATTGGACATCGTCAATTTCTTTGTAAGTTTAAAAGATAAAACAATAGATATATTTTTAAAACTTGTAGAAATGCTAAAAGGCGTGTGGGACACAATAAAGTCTACTGCCTCAGCAGCATTTGACTTTATCCTAGATTATGTAAATCAAATATGGGAAAAGATTAAAGGTTTTTTCTCAGATCTTGGAAGTAAAATAAAATCTTTACCAGGAATTAGAGTTTTCTTTAAAGAAGAAAAAGAAGGAGAAAAAACTAATATAGATGGAAGTCATAGGTCAGGGCTAAGTTATGTTCCAAGAGATGGGTATATTGCAGAACTTCATGAGGGTGAAAGAGTTCTTACAAAAGAAGAAAATTCTAGCTATAGAAAAAAAAGTTTTTTCAAAGGTGTCAAAGAAAAAATAGAAGCAACATTTGATCCAAATTTTGTAATAGATAATAATGAAAATGTTATAGAAAATAAAACAGGAAATGAAAATAATAATTTAGTTATAACAAATTCAAAATCAACAAGTAACTATAAAAATAATGGGAAAGCTATTAATTTAACTATTAATTTTCATATAAAAGAAGCTTTAAAAAATGAAGTTGATTATAACAGAATAGCGGAAATGATAGTTGAAAAATTTGAAGAAATAGAGTTACAAGGAGAAATAGCTAGGGGGAATATTTAATGTTTTCTATAAAAAATTTAATGGGAAAAGCAAACAATTTTTTAAATACTATTAATTCAATTAATAGAAAAACAGGAAATTTATTAAAAAAAGTTCCTCCTATAATCTTAGGGGATATAAATCTTGAATTAATATCAGATGTTAATGAAAGTTATCAGAATGATGTCCCAGTTATCCCAATAGATGACGGAACACAAATTTCTGATAATATTTCACAAAACCCCTTAACTCTTTCTTTTAAAGTACTACTTGCTGGAGATAATCATAAAGAAATTTTTGAAAAAATTTTACAAATGAGAGATAAGAGAGAACTTGTAGATCTATATATGATAAAGCTTTATAAAAATCTTGCAATAACTGGAATAGAAGTTACCATTGAATCATTATATTATATTGAGTTTACAATCTCTTTTGTACAAGTTCAAATTGCTAATATACAAATGATACCATCGCCAAGTAAGGAAGCTAAGCCAGTTGTTTCTAAAAAAGCTAAAATAAAGACCAAAGCTAAAAAAGGAAATATTTCTAAACCAAATGTTTCTAAAATAAATAAAGGAACTAATAGTTGGGAAGGAGATTTACAGAGTGAAAGTATTAAATTACCAAGTTCCTAAAAGAGGTAAAGAATGAAAATAACAATTTTGAAAGATTCTATTCCTTATTCAACAGATATAACAATTAAAGATAAGACATACCAATTTGAATTTATTTTTAATAGTTATGACAGAAGAGTTTATATAAATTTATATGATATAGATGGAGGATTAATATATGCTAACGAACCAATTATGTTTGGGATTCCATTATGGTTTAACAAGGTTGTAGATGAAAAAGCTAATTTTAATCATAATTTTCCAGAAGTATATATAATTCCAAACACAATTGATAGAACAATTAAAAAGATTACTTTTGATAATATAAATGAAGTAGAACTTATAGTGGAGGATTAATTATGCAAACCTTTATTGCAAATAGACCTCTTTTTCCAAGAAATAGTTTTTTAGTTATAAATGGTATTAAGCTAAATGATCATAATAACAATGGGCTCAAATTTACTGTTGAAGCAAAGAGTGGAGAAGAAGGGAAAGTAGGGACAGCTACTATAAAAATATATAATTTAAGCCAAGAAATAATTGTTGGCTCAGAGATAGAATTGTGGTTTGGTTATGACACTGATATAGGTTATTACTCAAAGTATGAAGTAATAAAAAAGAAAACTATGAGAGAAGATGCTTCTTTCATACAAGAGTTGACATGTTCTGAAAGGACTAAAAAAAGCAGTAAATTAGTATCTGTAAGTATAGATGGAAATGTAAAAATATCTGATGCTATAAAAGAAATTGTTAAAAATATGGGACTCAATTTAATAAGTATGGAATTACAAAGTGATAAAACTTATACAAATGGATATACATGTTATAATCAAGGCTTTAATGAGTTAAAAGAACTTGTGGAAGATTCAAATAGCAAGATGACTCTAAAAGGTGATGATTTATATATTTATACAGATAAACAAAAGAATTATTCTATTTATTTAAGTTTTGAATCAGGGTTAATTCATAATCCTGAAGAAGTAGAAAAACAAGAGAAAGAAAGTAAAATTAATAAAAAATCTGACAATAAAAAAGAAGAAAAATGGGGAAAAGAAAAAAAGAAAAAAACTATAAAAGAAGGAAATAAATATGACTATTCAATAGAATGTTTTCCAATACACTATTTAAAAAAGGGAGATATACTTTATGTTTCAAGTGATAAGTTAGAAAGTTTTGTTCAAATAGAAGAGGTTGATTTAAGTTTAAGTGATGACTGGAATATGAAATTAGGAGTAAAGATTGTAAATGATGGAGGAAATAAAAATAATCTTAGTAAAAATTCAAAAAATTAGAGAAGGGAGATTTGTAGATGCAATTCCTTTATTTTCACCAAATGGAGTTGCTTTACCAGTTTTAAGAAATGTTCCAGTAGCTCTTTTTGGTGATTCAAAAGATCATATAGATTGGAATGTAAAAGAAGGAGATATAATGCCTTATTTTGTACTAACTTATGATATTTCTTCTTACATTAGCCAAGCTTCTTTAGAAAATATGGATTCAAACAGAAGAAATAATCTAAATAATGGATTTATATTACCTTTTACCGTTCCTAATATGATAGAAAATTTACAATTTCCTAAAGATATAAGAATAATTGGAAATCGTTTAGAAAAAGGAAATGTTGATCTAACAGGCGATTCAACTCAAAAAGGAGATGTGAATATAATTGGGAATACGAACCAAAAAGGAAATACTACTCAAACTGGGAATATACAAACGACTGGATCAATATCTGCTACGGAAGATGTCCAAGCAGGGGACAAGAGTTTGAAAAAACATAGACATGATGGAGTTAGCTCAGGAAATCAAACATCAGGAGGAGTTGTATAATGAAGGCTCTTAAAATGAATGAAGGAGAGATTATTTTTGGATATGTTACTGAAATTGATGAATTTTGGCAAAGAGTAGTAAATTCTTTGAAAATCTATAATATTGAATGTTTTTATAATGAAAGTTTAGGTTTAGATATAAAGATGATAGATGAACAAAAAATATCAATTTATAAGCTAGAACACATAACTTCAAAATTAAAAGAATGGTATAAAGATGAGATTGAATCAATAGAATATGAAATTATTTCAGAGAAAGAAAGAACACTTAAAGCAATTTTAAAAATAACTCATAAAGAATATAGTAAATTAGAAAAGGAGGTAATAATAAGTGGAAAAGCTAGAAACTAAAGGTTTTAATGGACTTATGGAAATGGCACAACAAGAAGCACAGAAAAAAGAAAATTTTGGTTCAGACTTTAATGTTTCTGATACAGGAGATTACTACAAACTAATAGCTCCTTTCATTTATTTATGTACTTACTTAGAGGATAAAATAATTTCTGTTGCAAGAGGACTTAATATTTACACAGCGCAGGGAACTGAACTAGATAATTTATTATATTTTTTTCCTAGAAGGCTAGGAGCGAAATCTTTCTTAAGATGTAGAGTTACAGCAACTCAATTTGTTGATGTTTCTGAAAGGGAAATATTAATTCAATCAGAAAATGGAGCGAAGTTTGAAAATATTGAAGCCTTTGAAATAGATTCTTCAAAAACTAAATTAATAACCTTTCAAAGTGTGTTCGAGGGACAGAATTCTAATATTCAAAAAAATAAAATTGAAAAGGTTTTGAAAGCTCCAGCTTACATTATAGATGTACAAAATTTAGAAGTAGCAGAAGGTGGATTAGATGCAGAAACTGACTATGAATATTTAAAAAGATATTTAGCAGTAAATGGGGCAGGAGATTGGAATTTACAACCTGTCTTAAATGCAATAAGAAAGCTACAAGGTGTAAAAAGTGCAAATGGAATTAGAAATAATACATTAGTTACTGATAAATATGGAGTTCCAGCAAAATCTATTTGGATAGTTGTAGATGGAGGAATTAAAGAAGAAATTGCTCAAACAATTTATAAACATATACATACACCAGATACAAAAGGAGCTATTGAAGTAAAAGTTCCAACTTCTGTAACTAATCATGAAGAGTTAATCAGATTTGATAGACCACAAGAAGTAGAAATAGAATATAACTTGATTATTAAAAGTCCTGATGAACTAAAAATAAATAATTTATTAAAAGACTATATAAATAATTCAGGGCTTGGTGCTTTACTTTCACCAGGAGCATTTTTATCTGAATGGATGTGTGGGAAAGGTTTTAAATACACAGACTTTGAATTAAAATTTAGAAAGAAAAATACTCTTGAATGGAAAATATCACTTCAATTAGAGTTTAATGAGATTCCTAAAAAAATCTAGGAGGGGATATGATAGATGAAGTAATTGAAGGGTTACCTTTGCACTTTCAAAAAGAAAATAATATAAAAATTTATAGAACATTAAAACCTGTAATTTCATATATTGATGAATTAATTGAAAATTTAAAAAGTCAAACATCTCTTCTTAAATGCAGTGGGATTTTTCTTGATTTTATGGGAGAACGATATGAAGAAAAGAGAAATTTAAGAGAAGATGAAGAGTATAGGCAAGCTTTAATAATAAAGAAATTAGCGTTAGAAGGTTTTCCAAATACTGAATTTCTATTAAAGATAACAAGGGAACTAACAAAAAATGAAGTTACAGAAATAGAAACAAGGTATAAAAATGAAGTTGCAAGTCAGTTATTTAGGTTAAATATGATTGACAAAATTAAAAATGTTAATCTAATGCCTGATCTCAACAAAATTTGTGAAGCTGGAGCGAAAATGTATTGGGATTTAGAAATCATTAATAATTCTTCTGAGATTAGGAGTTTCAGTTTAATTGAAAATATAAAAAAAATTGAAATAACAGCAGATTTTAATCTAAATCAGACTATGAAAATAACTTCAGAATCAAATATGAATAATTCAATAGGTTTTACTAAAATTATTGAAATTAGGGGGTAAAAATGAGCTATTTTAAAGCTTTAAAATTGACAAAAAAAGGAGAACAGTTACAAGCAAAAATTAATGGAAATCTATCAGAAACATTAGTTTTTACAAGAGCTAAAATAGGCTCAGGAACTATTGCTTCTGAAGATGAAATAAGATTTTTAACAGATATAAAAGAAACGTGGGGAACAGCTAATGTAAGTAGTTGTAAGATTGAAGGAGAAGATAATAATAGAGTTGCTTTAGAACTTCAATTTTCAAATGCTACATTAACAGAAGATAAAATTTTTAGAGAAATTGGGCTCTTTGCAAAAGGAAATGATAATGAAGAAATATTATATGCTTATGCAAATGCCGCTGATAAGTACGATTATATCCCACTTATGAAAGATAGTCCTCATTCTTTTATTATTGTAATTTCTTTTATTATAGCTAGTGGAACAAAGATAGAAGCAAACATAGATTTAAATAGTTATGTATCTTTAAAAAAATTTAATGAAGAAATGGCTAAAAAAGCTAATAAAACTGATAGAGCAAGTACAGAAGAATATGGGCTTACAAAATATGGAACAGAAGAGGGAACATCACTAGAAGGTAATAAGTTCGTTCAAATGACTGGAAAAGATTATGGTGGAATTTTAAATATTGCTGGGCAAAAGGAAGCAGGAAAAGCATACTGGGATAATAATACAAAAAAGCTATATATTTGTAAAAATAATAATAGTGATATATCCCCAAATGTTAATAATTATGTTCCGTTTGATTCTAACTCACTTTTTGAGAGATTGGAAAATTTATTGACATTCGATAATTTTAATTCACAAAACCAAGGTTGGTTTAAAATTGCTGGAAGACTCTTAGTTTACGGCTCTTTTGATTATAAATATGGGACTTCTTCTGTTCAAAACTTTGTGCTATCATTATCGATACCAAATTGGCAATATGCTAATGTTATAGTATCTTCTACAGATATAGATACTCCAAATATTATAAGTTCATTTCAAGCGAGATTAGTAAATGCGACTACTCTATCTATAAAAGGTGCGAATTCTTTTAATGAGAAAGGTGTAGTTTCTTACTTAATTATTGCAAGAGTTTAACAGGAATAACTGGAATTTTTCTTGAAGAATACATTTATTCTTAGATTAATTACTGCATTTTACCCATTGTAGCCAGCTGTTATAATCCTCTGCTCCTTGATTTACTCTAGTATACATAGTGTTCCCACTTATATATAACTGTACTCTTCTGCCATGATAGAACGAAATTAAAATTCCAGCTGGGTTATTTTCATTATTTGGTCGATTTTTTAATAGAGTACTACTCCATGGTTCGAAGGCTATCGTACAGTCGTTATGAACTACGTTGCAGTCTCCAGACCTTTTAACTTTGATTAAATTTTCCAATCTATACAGATTCACTTATGATGAAATAAGTATCCTAATAAAAAATGAAAGGAGAATAAAAAATGAAAACAATAAATTTCTATAAAGGTACAGAAAAAGTATATTCTGTATACGCTAATACAGTTGAAGAAGTAAAAGAAAATCCAACTTCTTATTATAAAGATTATTCAAAAAATATGATAATTACAGATATTAATTATCAGTATCCAATTGTTGAAGCTGATTCTATTCGTGAAATGACAAAAGAGGAAAAAATCAAGGCAGGAATACAGGTAACATTAGAGGAAGGAGAAGTTATAAAAAATAAGAAACTTCTAAAAATTGAAAAACCTTCAAAATATCATAAATGGCAGAATAGTGAGTGGGTTCTAAATTTGGAAGAGGTAAAAAATACTAAAAGAGAAGAATTGAAAAGTATTAGAATACAAAAACTTTATGAAAATATTACAGTAAATGGAGATACTTTTCAAGTTAGAAAAGATGATTTAGATAATTTTTGGGAAGTTGATTATATCTTGGGTACAGGAGAAGTTGCAGAAACAGATACAAGAAACTGGATACTTGCAGATAATAGTATAAAAACTTTTACATATGCTCAAATAATGAATGTTCTAACAGAGTTTATAAAAAGAAAAGATAAAATATTTGATAAATTTGGTGAGTTATCTATAAAATTATCTACTGCTAAATCAGCAGAAGAAATTGAGAAAATAGAGTGGAAATAAAAGGAGGAAAAATGGGGAAGTTTAGTAAAAGAAGTTTAGACAATCTTGCAGGGTGTCATCCAGATTTAGTAAAAATAGCAAATCTTGCTATACAAAGAATTGATTTCACAATAATTGAAGGACATCGAACACTAGAAGAACAGAGAAAAAAAGTTAAACAAGGTTTTTCAAAAATAATGAATAGTAAGCATTGTGAAACACCTAGTAGAGCATTTGATTTTATTCCATATCCATTTAAACAAGAAGATTGGAATGATACAGAAAAATTTAATAAAATTGGAGAAGTTCTTTTAGAATGTGCAAAAGAATTAGGGATAAAAGCAAGGCGTGGAGCAGATTGGAATTTAAATGGAAGTACAAAAGATGAAGTTCAAAGAGGAAGTTATGATGGTCCACATTTTGAATTATTATCCGATGAAGAGTTTAAAAAAATCAAAAAATAGGAGGAATAAAAATGGATAAACAACTATTATGGAAAGTCTTAGAAACATTGGTAGCAGGGGTAGTATATCTTATATTAAAATGGAGATACAGTGGAAAAGAAGCTGTTATAAAAGAAGTAGTAGCAGCTGAGGTTAGTTTTGAAGGAAAAGGATTGGGTGCTTTAAAAAAACAAGCAGTCCAAGAATTTGTTTCAAAGTTACCTGCTAAACTTCGTATTTTTATCAATGAAAAAACTATTGAAGATGCTGTACAAGAACTACAACCTTTCTTTAAAAAGCTAAAAGAATCCAAAAAATAGGAGGAAAAAATGGAATTAAGTCCACTACTAACTGAACCAATAGGTGATAATAAGTGGATTTTAAAAGAAGAGTATAAGTATGAAATAAATGGTTTCGTTATAATAGTACCAAAAGGTTTTATTACTGATTTGGCAAGTGTCCCTAGAATTTTATGGGTATTTTTTCCACCATTTGGTAAATATACTAGGGCTGCAATCATCCATGATTACTTGTACTCTGAATTAAATGATACTTTTATAAATCGTTATTGGGCAGATAAAATATTTATTTTTATTATGAAAGAGCATGGAGTATCAACTTATAAGAGAGTTTCAATGTATCGTGCTGTAAGAATGTTTGGAGAGCCTTCTTGGAAAAGAAAAATCAAAAATGAAGGTTATGTTGAACAAGCTATTATAGACCATACGAAAGAGGCTATAAAATATAATAAAGAAATGAAAGAAAAATTAAAATTATAGGTGAGGAAAATGGAGAGAGAAAAGGGAATCATAAAGTTTTTTATAATTGTAGGAAGCTATTTAAGTTATTTTATAGGTGGTTGGAGCATATCTATGGAAGTAATGTTTATATTTATGGCTTGTGATTATATTACAGGTTATTTAAGGAGTTTACTTAAAAAGAAATTATCTTCTAAAACAGGATATAAGGGCTTAATTAAAAAAACTGGATATATATTTGCAGTAGTAGTTGGAGCTGCACTAGATAGGCTAATAATAGCAAATAGCTTAAATGTTCCTATAACTATTCTTGGATTTCCTATTTCTTTCAAAATTATGATGATTTGTAGTGTAGTAGGAACAGAGGGAATAAGTATAGTAGAAAACCTCAAAGAAATGGGTTTAATAGTCCCTTTTCCTATAAAGAAACTATTTAAACAGCTAAAGCAAGATGATACAAACGAAGATATAAAAAACAAAGAGCCTTAAAAAGCTCTTATTTTTTATATAACTTTAAGTTCTGATTTTTTCATTTCTTCTGCTTGATTTATAAGAATATGAGACACTTTTATAATTTCAGCACTTTTTTCTTCATCGACAGAATCTTTTAGTTCTCTTATACAATCTAATCCTTTGTTATATAAGCTTAAACAATGATTGTATACCACCATAACTCTTCCTTCACCTTCTCTAAGTAATTGCCCAGAAATTTGTGCAAAAAGCATTAAACTATCATAAAAACCTGCCCAATAATTTTCAAGTTCATTTATTTTGTTTAGTTTTCTAATATCAATTCTTTGTACCAT